AAAGCCTTTTCTTGCTCCTGCTCTTAGTAAACCTGATGTTACTTTCTTTACTCATCAGTTGCTCTCTAGCATTCATTATGATGATGCTGATGATTGGTATTTGCAAGCTCATCCTTCTGGTAAAACAGAATGGAAACAGCTTGGCCTCACCCCACCTTGGAAGCGACGCTTAACTTATGAAGAAGCTGTTGCTGGCATTCCTGGCCTCGCTGAATGGCACGGTATTGACCGCAGTACATCTGCGGGATACTGGGAGGGTATGACTAAAAATACTCTTGGTGGCAAACGTTATTGGCTTGGTACTGAAGGTGACTATGTCTTTGACTCACCTGGTGCTAAAGAACTTCGTGCTCGTGTTGACCACCTCCTTGATAAAATGAAGCGTGGGAAACGTCCTCTGTCTGTCTATACTAACTATCTTAAAGATGAGACTCTTAAGATGCAAAAAGTCCGCGATGGTGCTACTCGTGTTATTTCTACTGACGAGCTCGCCATGCTTGTCATTTATCGCATGTATTTTGGTTCTTTCATGATACATTGGACTAAGTCGAAAGTTCGCAATGGTTCTGCCATCGGTGTGAATCCTTATTCACTCGATTGGAAGCTCATTTATGAACATTTGCGATCTGTAGGCGACCTTGCCTTCGATGGAGACTATAAGTTTTGGGATAAGAGATTGCTCTCTCCCTTAAGTGTAGCCATTTTTGAAGCTATTTGCCTTTGGTATGGAATGGATGACCCTGATAACGTTGTTCGAATGGTACTTGCTCAAGATTTTGCTCATAGTATGCAAATCATGAACCAAGAGAATCTACCTGAATGGGCTATCGCTAAGCTCGTTGAAAAAGATTCTGTTGGAGTTGTCCTTACACTCCAAGAAAAAGTTGCTCTTGACTTGCATTGCCGTCAGAAGGCTGCAGTTACTATGCTTGGTATTGGTTACCCCTCAGGTAACACGCTCACTGCTCTTATCAATACAATTGGTGGAGAGGTCATGTCTATTATGGCCTTTTGGAAAGCTGTTGGAGCTAACAAGCTCGAAGCCTTCCAACTCTGGAAGCAATATGTCCGTTTTATTGGCATGGGTGATGACCATGTTATTGCTGTGGCTCCCGAGTTCGCTGGTAAATATAATGCTCTTACGCATCGCGATTTTGTAGTTTCCATTGGTATGGGCTACACTGCTGCTGATAAAAGTTCTGATCTTAAACCATTTACTAAATGGGAGAATATCGTCTTTCTTAAGAGATATTTCTCGCGTGAACTAGGAAAAGTTTACGCTCCTCTTCAATATGATACTATTCGTGAGTCATGTTATTGGGCTCGCAAAGATGAAGATGGTTCACGATCTCGTGATAATTTCC